ATCAACAACTTTGTATCTTTAGCATTTCCGCCACGAGTAACATCGCTAACCATTGCTTCTTCAACTTCTTCAGCAATAGTATCAAGTGTATCATCTATGTTTGCAGTTCCTCTACAATGTGCTTCTATAATTAAATTTAATGCTCTTTGTTGAGTTCTTGTATTTTTACCTAAAGTATAATCTTCAATAGTTTCATCTAAAGTATAAACTATTAAAGCAGGTAAATTTCCAGTTTGTAAAGGAAAGTATCTTGTTTCATAAACGCTTGTACCAGTTGTTGATAAACCAGTGATTGCTGTTTTAACATTTTCTCTAATTGTTTTTCTAATGTGAGCCATATTATCCTGATAAAGTTATTCTAGTTACTCCTGTTCCATCAGGTAATAATTCTTTAATGTAATAAGTAGTGCTATCAATAACCAATGTATCGTTAAAAGTTGCGTCAGATACATCAGAAGTCTTGCAAGTGAACATAGGCACTTCTTCAATTAATCCTGCTTCACCTACAGCTTGTTCTACTGATTCTTTATCAAAAATTCCTTTTATTGTTGATGAAGTTCCAGCAGAAACATCGGTAAATGTTGCTGAACTAGCAAAGTCATCACTATCAAAAAATATTGCTCGTTCTGTATCTGTTTCTACTGCCATTTTATTTTACTTTCTTAAACATTGTGTTAATATTTTAACTAGGAATGGATTGGCCTTGAATATTTTTTCGTAACCATCACCAACTGCTTTTGCAATAGGTTCTTCTCCTTTTAAATTAACATTTATATCTTCATTACTCATAATTATATGAAATAACTCGTGCATTAAAGTATTAAATAACTTTAAAGACTTCAACCTTTTATCAAGCTGTAAAGTATTGTGATTTGGGTCATACAATCCATAGCAATCATGCAACAACTCATATTTAATTTTTATTTTTCTTTTACCATACTTGATAAAAGACAATTTCATTAAAATATAGCTGATAAGATAACAATAACAATTATTCCAGCAACAATATGATACTTATATTCTTTTGCTTTTTTTAATAATTGTTTAGGATTTTTAAACCAATATGACATAGGTAATCCAAAGATAAACATATTACTCCTTTAGTTAATTATTTTTTACGAGAAAAAATGCTTCTTTTTTTTACTGCTTTGTTTTCTGGTTTTTTAACATCTTCTGCTGAAGCAATAGCTTTACCCATACCGATTAATAAATTTCCATCATTTTCAGTTGCATCTATTACATCACCAACTTTTGCTAAAGCACCTTTAACAAATGTTTGTTTTACTATTTTTATTTTCATAATAATTCCTTTTATATAAAAGAAAAGGCGTGGTCAATGCCACGCCTAATCTTATAAATCGCCTAATTATTAATATTAAGCAATTAAGTCTTGTATAGCCGCAAAACTTTCTGCGTGTCTAACTGCAACATCAACATCATATAGACCGATTATTCTAGTACCACCTTTAGCGGCATTAGTGTAAGGGTCAACAGATATATCTAAACTTCCCCATTCTCCAATGATTAAATCATTGAAATTACCAAAAGTAAGAGCAGAACAAGTTCCACTTGCTGTACCTTTAGTTAAATTATCAGGAGAGTTTGTTGTTGAAAAGACTTTGTAACCCATCAAGTTGTTTTGATCGTTCATAATCATAACAGAGTCAGATGAACTAACTTTTGCTATAGACATTAAACGAGAAATTTGAGTTGGAGAAGTTAAGAATGCCAATGCGCCTACATCTGCATTGTCAGTAGCAACTTCTTTCCAAACATCAACAACTTTAGCCCAAGTAGCTTGGTCGCCATTCGTACCCATAGCAACTGAACCAATTCCTGAAGTGTTTAAAATTCCAGTTGGTTTATTGCTAGTTCCAGTACCTTGAATAGCTTGTTTATCAACTTCGTTTGCTAATGTTTTGATTATGTCATTTCTAACA